AAATTCTTTAACATTTGCATTCCTGGAGAGATTAGGAATTATAGGCATAAAGTCAATCCACCAGAACTTATCCAGTTTTATAGAGATGATTTGCTTGATCCAGTTAGGTTGAACTGGGATGCGTTAAACAACCTTGAAATAGACCTAGGACAGTACGGCTATGCAAGCCAGATAGGACAAGACCCAATACCTGCTGGCGGTGGAATGTTTAGAGTGGATAACTTTAACATAGTAGATACAGTTGAGGATAAAATAGTAACTGTAATCAGAGCATGGGATAAAGCAGCTACAGCTTCTGGTGGTGCTTATACTGTAGGAGTCAAGATGGCTAAGACCATCAATAACAAGTTTGTAATTTTAGACGTTGTTAGAGGGCAATGGTCAACTGATAAACGTGAGCAGATAATTAGAGATACTGCTGAAATGGACGGGAAACGAACCATCATCTATATAGAGCAGGAACCTGGTAGTAGTGGTAAAGATAGTGCTTTAGCCACTATACGCAATTTAGCTGGATATTCTGTGTATACAGATAAGCCTACTGGTGATAAGGTGTTTAGGGCTGATCCTTATAGTGTTCAAGTTAACAATGGAAATGTTTATCTCGTTAGAGCACCATGGAATTATGCATTTGTAGAGGAACACAGATATTTTCCTTTAGGCAAATATAAGGATCAGGTGGACGCTGCAAGTTTGGCATTTAGCAAATTAACTGCTGTGAAACGAGCTGGCCCTATATTAAGATAGGTGGGTGGAGATATGCCAAGCAAAATTAAGGCGTTAGAGGAGAAAATACAAACTTTAAGCGCAATTGTTGGCAGAGCTAATCTACTGGCCAAGCTTGGATTTTCCTACGGTGGGGAACGTGATATTTATACCGCATTAGGTTATCCTAAGAGGCTTACTTTTGATGATTATTATGCACAATATAGACGACAGGATATAGCCAAAGCCATTATAGACAGACCAGTTAGTGCTACTTGGAGAGGAAAAGTAAGCGTTATTGAAACTGAGGAAAGGTATACAGCATTTGAAGAGGGTTGGGATAAGTTAGATAAAGTATTAAACTTAAGAGCTAAATTTGCTCGTGTGGATAGATTAGCTGGTTTAGGCCATTACGGAGTTTTGTTATTAGGCTTAGACGACGTCAAAGCTGTTACCGATATGGCCAATCCAGTAAGAAGCGGTAAAAGACAGTTAAAGTATGTTAAGCCTTTATCTGAAGCAAGTGCAGCCATTCAGGAATGGGACAACAACCCAAACAGCGAAAGATATGGATTTCCTCAAATATACCAATTAACACTTGAATTGTCAGATTCTTCAACAATTACTGTAAATGTTCATTATAGCAGAATTGTCCATATACCTGGACAATTGTTTGAAGATGAAGTAAATGGTTTACCAAGGCTTGAAGCTGTTTTTAATAGATTATTAGACCTTGAAAAGATTGTAGGCGGTTCTGCTGAGATGTTTTGGCGTGGAGCCAGACCTGGTTTCCAAGGTCTTGTTGCTGAAGGCTATAATATGACTGATGAAGATATAGACGAATTACAAAAGCAGTTAGATGAATATGAACACGGCTTAAGGAGATTCTTAATAAACAGAGGAGTAAGCCTTGATGCGTTAGCTCAACAAGTGTCTGATCCAAGAAATCATGTTGAAGTCCAGTTACAAATGATAAGTGCTATAACTGGAATTCCGCGAAGGATATTAACAGGAAGTGAACGAGGAGAATTAGCCTCTACCGAAGATAGAAATACTTGGCTTTCTATGATACAAGAACGTAGAGAAGAATATGCTGAGCCTGTCATATTGAGGCCATTTATAGATAAATGCATAGAATTTGGTATTTTATCTAAACCACAGACTGATTACACAGTTCAATGGACTGATCTGTGGGCAGCCAGCGAAAAGGAATTAGCTGACATAGGACAAATTAGAGCTACTGCTCTCAAAGACTATCTCATGGTTCCTGGAGCTATGGATGTTATACCTCCAGACATATTCTACGATAAATTTTTAGGCTTAGGTAAAGATCAGATAGACCTTATAAAAGAAATTCAGCTAAAAGGAATTGATGAAGACATTAAAGGAAGTGCTACCGAAGAGGAAGAGGATTTGTTAAATGAGCCTTCAAGCGCTGAGCGAAACTGAAAAGCGAACCTTGATAATTAAATATGATCCTACACGAACTACCACTTTACGAAATATGTTTGCAAGAAATATGCGTGGTAGATTCGATAGGTTGTGTGCAAAGATAAATAAAGCTATAGTTGAGCAAGATTGCTTTGGATTATTATCAACATATCAAGCTATTCCACCTAAAAGAGCATTCGACTTTCCAAGAAGTCAGGACAAAATAGCTGAATTCTTGGAATGGCTACAAGAGCAAATAGATAATGATATTCTTGAAGTTATGCCTTATGCACAGCTTGGACAAGCAATAGAGCAAGCTTGGATGAATAAGTTTATTCAAAGTGCTTTTCAGAAAGGTATTTATATGGCAAGACAGGAATTAAAAAAAGCTGGTTATGCTACACCAGACTTTTTACCAGACATAGATGTGATATTTAATGCACCATTTTATCTTGAGCGAGTAGGTTTGGTTTATACGAGGACTTATACTGACTTAAAAGGAATTACGGATACTATGGCCAGTCAAATAAGCAGAGTATTGGCTCAAGGAATGGCAGAAGGAAGAAATCCAAGAGAAATAGCCAGAATGTTAACTAAAACGATAACTGGCCCTATTGGAGATTTAGGATTGACAGACATACTTGGCAGATTTATTCCAGCTAAGAGACGAGCAGAAATGTTGGCTCGAACTGAAATTATAAGAGCACATCATTTAGCTAAAGTGCAAGAATATCGTAACTGGGGAGCAATTGATGTAAAGGTAAAAGCTGAGTGGATTACTGCGGGGTACAACGTTTGTGATAGATGTGCACCTTTACAAGGTAAGGTGTTTGAATTAGATGAAGTAGAAGGTATGATACCATACCACCCTAACTGTAGATGTACGATAGTACCAGTTGAAACAGAAGAGGAGAGTGAATAAAATGCCTTGGACAGTAGATGATGTAGATAGATTTCATAAGGGCTTAACTGACAAGGAAAAAAGGCAATGGGTAGAAGTAGCTAACTCAGTACTTGAACGCTGTCTGGAAGAAGGCAAAGACCAAAACATATGTGAAGTGTTAGCCATTAAACAAGCAAATGGTGTAGTAGGTAACAACAGTTATTCACTCATCAATACTAATTCTGCTTACACTATATCCGTAAAGAAACATGAAGGTGAAAAGCATTTAGTTGTTCCTGTAGTTATGATGGTTGAAGGAGTGCACAATGGAAGCCATGGGCCCTTATTCCATCCAGCTACTGAACTTGGTAAATTTCCAGAGGTATGGAATGGCATACCTGTTATAGTAAGTCATCCTCAGAAAAATGGAGTTTATGTATCAGCTAACTCTCCAGATATAGTAGATGAGCAAGTAATCGGTAGGGTATACAACACTCGCATGGAAGATGGCAAACTTAAAGCTGAGGTATGGATTAACGAAAACAAAGCCATTAAGGTTCATCCAGAGATATTAGGTTATTTGCATGAAGGTAAGCCAATAAATGTTAGCGTTGGTGTATTTACCGAAGATGAACTTACTCCTGGAGAATGGAATGGCGAACAATATATAGGAATTGCCAAAAATCACAGACCAGACCATTTAGCATTGCTACCTAATGAAAAGGGAGCATGTTCACTTGAAGATGGTTGTGGTCTTGGTGTGAACTCCAAGAGTAATGATACTGTGCTTATAAAGACATTACAGACGAACTATAGAGACCTGTTATATAAGGTTGAGGATAGACTTAGTGTTATGGATAGTGATAAAGGTTACTGCATGCTTGAAGAATTATACGATGATCATATTGTGTATCGGTTTGTAGATAAGTCTGTGGGTGAAACAAGATATTACAAACAAGACTACATAATCAATGATAGTGGCGGGGTCGAATTTGTGAATGAACCAGTTAAGTTGGAGAAATATGTTAAATTCATAGTTGCACAAAGAGAAACCAATAAAGGTGGTGATAAAAGTGTGGTAAATGTTTACAAGTTGGTGTATAATGGAACTGAGAGTACGGCGTGGTCTGGGGTGACCTTAAAGGAC